AGACAGAGTGCTTGGCAAAGCAAAGTCAAAGACGATATACTAAAACTACAACGCGGCATTGACGAATTAGAGCAACTGGACATTGATGCTGAACTGGAAGCACATGAAAAACTCGCATCTTGGACTGAAAACAACAATGCAATTACTGCTCTCAACAAAGAAAAGAGCACACTAGAAGTAGCACTAGAACGTGCAGACAAATCCGTTAAAAAAGTAGAACAAGATATTGCGGAACTAGAAGATGCAACCTGTTATGCTTGTGGACAAGAACTACATGCAGACAAAAAACAGGAAATACTTGACAAAAAGACCAAAGAACTTAAAGATGCTGACACTTACAAACTGGAAATAGCAGAAAAACTGTCAGAAGTAGAAGAGGCATTAAGTGTAATTGGCGAAATTAATGGCAAACCAAGCACATTTTACGAAACTGCTAAGGAAGCATACGAGCATCGCAACAATGTTGACAGTTTGCGTCAAGCACTTGAAAGCAAGACTACAGAAACGGATCCGTATCAAGGTCAAATTGACGATTTAACCGAAACAGGCCTGCAAGAAGTAGACTGGAATCCTGTAAACGACCTAACAAACTACAAAGAACACCAAGAATTCTTATTAAAACTGTTAACAAACAAGGATTCGTTTATTCGTAAAAAGATTATTGATCAAAATCTAATGTATCTAAACAATAGATTAACATATTATCTCAACAAACTGGGATTACCGCATCAGGTTGTGTTCCAAAATGATCTAAACGTTGAAATCACACAACTAGGACAGGACTTAGACTTTGACAACCTGTCACGAGGTGAAAGAAACAGACTTATCCTTGGTATGAGTTTTGCATTCCGTGACGTATGGGAAAGCCTATATCAAAACATCAACTTGTTATTCATTGACGAGTTAATTGACAGTGGTATGGACACAGCAGGTGTTGAGAACAGTCTTGGTGTGCTCAAGAAAATGGGCAGAGACAGAGACAAAAATGTATTCCTTATCTCGCACAAGGACGAACTTGTGGGCAGAGTTAACCATGTAATGAAGGTTATCAAGGAGAACGGTTTCACATCATACGAAAATGACATAGAAATTGTAGAATAGCATGGAAAAAGACACACACGACAAACTAGTAGAGGCATATCTAGAATATTTCAAGGCAAATGAAAAATTTGAGGCACGTAATAGTGAGCGAACCCATCGTGCAACTCGTAAATGGCTGCGTACCATACGCAGTTTAGCATACGATCGCATGGGAGAAGTTCACGAAAAACATCTAGCCAAAAAGGCAGCAAATAAAAAGTAGGCACACATATATAAGTTCGTGCAGTGGACTTATGAAGGCAAACAAATAGACACAATACCAGACGAATACGAAGGCTTTGTTTATCTCATAACGAATAAAAAGAATGGCAAAAAGTACATAGGCAAAAAACTAGCCAAATTCAAAACCACTAAACCTCCCCTCAAAGGCAGAAAAAACAAACGCAGAGGCTACAAAGAAAGTGACTGGCGCGAATACTGGGGTTCATCAGATCGTCTTAATGAAGATGTAAAAAAGTATGGTGAACAAAACTTTTTGCGCGAAATACTTTATCTTTGCAAATCAAGGGCAGAAATGTCGTACATAGAGGCAAGAGAACAATTTGACCGCCGTGTATTAGAAACAGATGACTATTATAACGGTATTATCAACGTAAGAGTAGGCGGTTCGGATAAATTGCGGCAGGCATTACTAGAGCATCAGGCAAAAAAATAATCAGCACCTAAGGTTAGCGGGCCAGATTGTAATACCGCTGTGGAAAACCCGGCGAAAAGTAACCGGACACGTACACATCAAGCCACTCCCTTTGGAGTTAAGGATTGGTGTAGGTTGAATGCTGACAATCGCAAACACAGATACTCCTAAAAACCGTGTGCTAGGAACGAAGTAGCGGGTAATACATCAAGTGTATGATATAATACACTTAGTGTATGATGTCGACGCAGGTAGGGAAAGGTCAGAGCCCATGGAGTTGTGTATAAACTAAACACCTGTTTCCATAGTCTCGGCTGGGGCGAACTCACATGAAGCGAGAAATTTTTTTGGATGGAACCCTAACAGGTTCCGTCTGACTGAAACAATCTACATGAAACTTAAAACAACACCACTTCGTGTTGTTGTGTTTAATCTTCTAAAAAAGAAAAATAGTTTGAGCGATAGCGAAAACTTGTTTCGTGAAACGAAACACATAAATATATACAACTATCTAGGAGAGTATTGTGAAAGTATTTGATGTTGTCAATGAGGGAAAAGTTGAAGAAGGTCCTCTTGATTATGTAAAAAGAGCATTTGGTAGTAAAACTGCTGCTACTAAGATTGACATGGGTCAAGAAACAAAGAGATTAGCCAACGATTTTAAAGCATTTTATAAAAATACTCCTGATGGTGTTCCTACTACTGCATTATTGTTAAAGTTTCTTCAGGATGCTGGGTTGCCAATCGGATCTGAAAAAGAAATAATTGCAGCGATGAGAAAAAATCCCAGCATGGCAAGAAAAATTAAAGGTGCAGCAAAAAGCACTGCTGGTGTTGCAGGAAAAGTTGCAAAAGGTGCTGCTGGCGCAGTTGCTAAGGGCGCACAAAAAATTGGTCAAGCAGTTAAGGGACCTGCTCCGATAAAACCAAAAGACGGCGAAACTGTAATGACAGCAGGAATGTACGAATCATTAATGGAAGCAGAACTTGCACCTAGCGACATCACTGGTATAATTCAACATTTTGTAAAAAAAGGGTTACAGGCTAAAGGTGCTGATGTTAAAAGATCAAAATATGCGGCTCCGGCACAGCAAGAGCCAGCAGGAATAGTGCAGAAAGCACAAAGTGCTACAGGCGGAACTGCTCCTGCTAGTAAGGCACCAAGCGGAGAAGAACCAGCACAACAGCCTAAGTTATCAAAAGCAGGACAAGTAGTAGTAAGTGCATTTAAAAAGTTGCCAGCAGCAGAAAAGCAAACTGTTTTAGGAATGTTAAGTTCTTAAAAGAAAGGTAAACCTGATTTTTTAGTTGTTTCTAGATTATCATTAATAAGTGTAGCACAAATTTCTCGATCTTCTGCGCCCATGATATAGATATCTTCTATAGATACAGATCCTCTCATATACCAACACAATTTCATTAGTTCTAGTTTAAACTGCTTGGCCTCTTTTTCTAGGATCTTGACTTCGTTTAAAATTTGGTCAACCGGCCAGGGCAAGATCCTTATGCGAAAAAATTTGCTTGGTCAAACATAATAGGTACTTCGTAACTTTCAGGAGCACCTTTTTCTATATCTTCAGGATCTGACATTACCTTCATTGGTGGAATGTTAAATTTTGATTTTTCGTTTTCAATTTGACTAGAAACAAGATTATAAAAAGTTCTATCAGCATTTTCGATAAATTCTTTTATTTGATGAGGGTTCGTAACTTTGTCCTCTCCTATTTCTATACTCTGTATGCTAGACAACATCATGCCAACAGTTAACTCTGTAAGTTTTTTGAAACTTTTGTTAAATTGATTTATTTTTTCTTCATCAGATGTATTTTCATCATTTACAATAGCAAATACACGCTGTTCTTCAAATGTTTTAATAGCACTTTGTGTAAATTCTTTATAGTTGATTGGACGTATTTTAATCACAAGATCGTCTACATAAACGGTATCATTAAACTCTATGTCGCGATATTGCTCTAATAGTGGACGCAAGTCAGTGCTAAAGTCTCTAGTTTCGTTAATACCAGGCACTGACGATGTAATAGTCATATATTCGCCAAATGTAGCAATTCGAATAGCAATAAGTGCAGCATCAAGATCTAAACTTGGCATCATCCAAGCATTTTTAATATTAGGAATGCAACTTTGTATAACATCAACAGTTGATTGACCGTTCATAAGAGCATCAGCAGTTTTAAATGCTAGTTCGTCTTTAGCAGTCATTGAAAATACAGGATACTCATTGTTTTCTGTAGGTTCAAGTGCACCTTCAGGATAGTACTTTCCTTTACTAGGCAAAGTCATGTATAACTTAGGTTGTCTAAAATATTTCTTTAAAGGGTTAGCACCCGGTGCAGTAATTTCTGGCATGTTTTTCTCCGCATAAATACAATATAAGCGTATGTATCTCTTTTATTTATATGCGCATATTATAGGAACAACATTTTATGGCAGGACCAGTTCAAGGTCAATGGGGCGGCGAAGACATCATTCTAAATGATGCAGCAACCGAAACTACGGCTTTACAAATACTAGCAGCAGTAAACCGCATGAGCGGTGGACCGAACACTAGTCAATCACAAAAAGCCGCAGACATGCTTGCTCAAGCCAACATGAATGCTGCGTCAGCAGCCTCTGCTGCTGCGGATGCAGTAAGCGGACTAGGTTCAGCAGTAGCCGGTGCATTTAGCACAATGATAGGCACAATAAGAGGTCTAGGCGAAGAATTACTTATTGGCGGCAATAGAATAAGTGACTTTTCTTCACACATTACAGGAGCAATGTCTGAAATTCCTGTATTTGGTGCTGCGCTCGGCGGTCTAACACAACTGTTTATTAGTGTAGTTGACAATCAGATAGACACATTTAGAGAACTAAGTGGTGTTGGTATGGATCTCGGTGGAGATCTATTTGAAGCAAAAAGATCAGCAATACAGGCAGGACTAAGTTTAGACACATTCCAGCAAACACTGATGAATAATTCTGTAGCACTAACAACTTTTGGCGGAAGTGCAAGAGAAGGTGCTAGAAGATTTAAAGAAACAAGCGGAGTACTACAAAGAAACTTCGGAAAAAATCTTTCTGCACTAGGCTTAACAATGGATGAAACTGCACAATTTACTGCCGAGTATATGGAGTTGCAGAACACTTTAGGTAGAAATCAAAAGTTTACTGCTGCAAGTCAAGCACAAGCAACTAACGATTATATTATGCAGTTAGATGGTCTTTCAAGAGTAACAGGTAAACAGCGCGAAGAAGTTGCTGCTATGTTGCAGCAACAGGCTAACGACAAGAGAATGAAAGCACTTCTGGCATCTATGGACGAAGATGTTGCTAAAACACTACAAAATGTAACAACTAATATTGCAGCAAAGAGTCCAGAGTTAGCAGAAGCAGTTACAGAACTTGTTGCTACTGGTGGCGTACCACTCAATAATGAACTTGCAAAAAGTATTTCATTGATGAGTCCTGCAATTAGAGAAGCATCTGCTCAGTTAAGAGACGGAACAATAACTGAACAGCAGTATGTTGATGTTCTTAATAGAGAAATTGCTTCGTCAAAAGACAAGTTAAAAGCCGACGGAAAAAATATTGCTACACTTGCTGCCTTAGGCAATACTGCATATGACGGAACTTTAGCATTAGCGTCTATGGGCGACGGATTAAAGTCTGTAGAAGAAGTAAGTGCAGAGCAAGCAGCAGCACAAGAACGCGGACAAAAATCACTTTTAGATTTTGAAAGAATGATTCAACAGGTTAGAAATGTTATTTTTGGTGCTCTTGTAAACAGCGGCATCTTTGATACGATTATGGATAGTTTCGAAGACTTAACAGCAATGTTTAGTGTAGACGGCGAAGAAATGGGATCTGGACTTAGTGCTTTAACTGACAAAGTAAAAGAAATAGCAAGCGGCGTAAGCAAAGTTTTTGGACAATTTGTAAGTGATGTTAAACAGTTTGGATTTGACAAAGCATTTTCATTACTTTGGAGCGAGACACTAAAACCAAAACTGTCCGAAGCATGGGAAAAGATTAGCACAGGCATTAGAGAAACTGTGTGGCCAATGTTTAGAGACGGCATGCAAAGTGCAGCAGATTATCTTACTGAAAAATTAACTACTTGGTGGCAAGGCATAGATTTCAAACAGATTCTAATGGAAAACTGGAAGACGTTTGGTGTAGTTGCAGGAGGCTTACTATTAGGAGCATTTGTTGGTATACCTGCACTAATTGGAGGAGCACTAATACTTGGCATCGGCGCACTGTTTGGTGCTGAACTGTTTTCAAACATCGGTGCAAAACTATCTGAAACATGGACATCATTCACAGACGGTATCTATGAAATGTTTTCTGGAGTAGCGGAATTTTTCCAACCAGCAGTAGATGTCTTTAGGTCAGTAGCCGATGGTATTAGAAGTATAATAAGTGGTATTACTGGATTTATTGGCGACATAATTAGCAAAATTCCAGGTGCAGGACTAGTTACTGATGGACTAACCGCAGTAAGCGACTTTTTTGGATTTGGAGAAGAAAAAGCAGAAGAAGCCATTGCAGCAGCCGATCAAAGCACAATGCGTGTACTAGAAGGCGAAGAAAAAATTGCCCATCTAAAAGAAGAAAGAGCAAGAGAACAAGAAAAATTTGATAATGCAAAATCTAGAAGAGAAAAATCTCGTGCAATGGAATGGATTAGAATGTACGATCAGGCTATTGCGCAAGAAGAAGCAGCATTAGCAAATACCACAGCAGCAAGAACAGAATCTGCAGAAAGAGAAGTAACTGCTGCTGAAGCCGCAGCAATAGAAGCAGAAGCAAAAGCCGCAGCAATTTCAAGTCTTCAAACTGCCCTTGATGAAGAACGATTAAGATATCAAGATCTTACTACTAGAGAAGAACTCGAAGCATCTAAAGAAGTACAAGAAAATCTTAAACGTATGTTAGCAGAGCAAGAAGCAGCAGCACAAGAAGTTACTGATGCAAAAATACAAGCCGCTGAAAGCGAAAAACAATCCATAACTGCTACATTAGATGACACTGCTAGTACAGTAGCAGATCTTGCTAAACAAATGGGAATCGATCCATCTGAAGGGTTAAGTGCTACTCTGCACGGCGGAGTCCCAACTGAAATAAATGGACGACCAGTTCCGATGTCTATGCTTTCAGAAGATCAAAAAAATAATATACTTGCATCAAAAGAAGCACAATCATATATGCCAGATGCTGGCAATAGATCAAAAAAACAAGTAAAAAGCCCAGAAATAAAAGCACTTTCAGATGCACTTACACAAGTTAAAGATCCTAAAAACTACGCATCAGATATACATTCTGCACAACAAGGACAATTTTTAACACCTGCGCAAATGGCTGAAGCATTTGGATTTTCACCAGGAGCAAAAATACAAGGTGCTGCTTCGTCAGAATTAGATGCAGGAATTGTAGGAGCATCAGAAAAATTAAAAGGATTGCAAGAAAATCTTGACATTGAAGCAATATCCAGTTATAATAAAAAGATGGGTGAAGCAAGTGATCTACTTTCTGACATGAAAAACATGATGGCAGAAGCACAAATTAAAGAAACACCTCAACAAACTGGCGATAGCGTAATGTCGCAGTTTGAAAAACTAGATCAGTTAAATAATACACTTGGATCGCTTTTAGCAGAAACTCAGGCAGGAAATACGATAACTAAAAGACAACTGCAAATTGCAAAACGTGCAGGTGATATGATAGGATAAATTATGGCGTGGAAAAAATATTTTAGCCCGGTAAAAACAGCAGACAATCCTAACGGAAGTTACTCTCCAATAGGAGGTCCTCGCAGTGGCAACAATCCAGGGCCAGCACGTTCAAACTATTCATCATATTTGCCAGATGTGTATGTAGGAAGTCCTAATCGTGTTGAACGTTACGGACAATATAATACAATGGACTTAGACTCCGAAGTAAATGCAGCACTTGATATATTAGGAGAATTTTGTTCACAACTAAACAGACAAAATAATACTCCTTTCTTAATGCAATTTAAAACAAAAGCAACAAATTCAGAAGCAACAATATTACAGCAGTATTTGCAACAGTGGTGTAAACTACAAAATTTTGAAACAAAAATGTTTAGAATTTTACGCAATACATTTAAGTATGGCGATCAATTCTTTATAAGAGATCCTGAAACTAAGAAGTGGTTTCATGTTGACCCAGCAAATGTTAGTAGGATCATAGTTAATGAAAGCGAAGGCAAAAAGCCTGAGCAATACATTATAAAAAACTTTAATTTAAATTTTGTTGACAATGTAGCAACAACACCGTTTGAAACAAACGGAAATGTAACAGGTGGCGGCAGCGGATATTTAACAGGCGGTGTACGCGGAATGGTTGGACAACCGCAACAGTCTATGAGTGGAAATAGATTCATGACTGAAGAACGCGAAGTTGCAATAGACGCAGACCATGTAATACATCTAAGTCTATCTGAAGGCTTAGATACGAACTTCCCATTTGGTAATTCACTATTAGAAACAATATTCAAAGTCTACAAGCAGAAAGAACTGCTTGAAGATGCAATTATTATCTATCGTGTGCAAAGAGCACCTGAACGCAGAGTGTTTTATGTAGACGTTGGTAATATGCCAAGTCACTTGGCAATGCAGTTTGTCGAAAGGGTAAAGACTGAGATACATCAGAGACGCATACCGAGTTCGACAGGAGGTGGCACGAATGTCATAGACAGTTCCTACAATCCGTTGAGTATTAACGAGGACTACTTCTTCCCGCAAACTGCTGAAGGGAGAGGATCAAAAGTTGAAACACTACCAGGCGGAACTAACCTAGGTGAAATTGACGACTTGCGTTATTTCACTAACAAACTAGTACGCGGTCTCCGTATCCCTTCATCCTATCTTCCTACTGGAGCAGACGACAGTGCTGCACAGTATAATGACGGCAGAGTTGGTACTGCATATATTCAAGAATTAAGATTTAACAACTATTGTGAAAGACTACAAAAACTTCTTATAGAAGAATTTGATAGAGAATTTAAACGTTACATTCTAGAAAAAGGTGTAAATGTTGATACATCAATGTTTGATCTTAGTTTTCAACCTCCGCAGAACTTTGCTGCATATAGACAAAGTGAAATTGATAACGCTCGTGTACCAACCTATTCGCAGATGAGTGCTATACCTTACATTTCAAATCGCTTTGCAATGAAACGTTTCTTAGGACTAACCGAAGAAGAAATTGCAGAAAACGAACGCATGTGGCGTGAAGAGAATGATGAAGAATTAAGTGCTTCTCCTAATGATCCTGCAAGTGAAATGCGAGGAGCAGGAGTTAGCGGAGCAGGACTAGAATCAGATCTTGGAAGTATGGAAGATCAAGTACCTGGTGCTGAACAACCAATAGAAGGCGGAGAAGGCGAAGGTCCTACAACTGCAACTGGAGATGAAGCAGTAGCACCAGCAGCAACTGACCAAACAATATAAATACTATTATGATTTTACGTGAATTATTTTATTTCGACAAGCAAACTGGAGAGCCAGTAGAAAACGACATGTATTCTCCTGAGGATGATCAATCGCCAGTTAATCATGACGACACACGTAAAACTCGTTTAACACTCCGCCAAATTAACCGTGCACGTAAATCTAGTGAGCAACATAAACAAGAACAAGTGAAAGAACTTGATTTTATAAGACAAATGTACGGCATTGCTGCAAATGCAGAAGAAGGCGGAGTTTAAGTTATTTGGCTAAGGTTGACAAATCTCAGTTATCTAAAGCAGAGTGGAAAAAATTAAAAGAATTCCGCAGAAAAGAAAAAGCATTAGCACGTTCTGAGAAAAAGAAAAAACAATCCCTAAACGATATCAGACACAAGGTGCAAGAACAAACTAAACCCTTGGAGCACCAGCCCGAGTTTCTAGCCCAATCAAACCCTAAACAACAAATTACATTTCCCAAAAACGACGATCCTAAAATTGCGTTTGTCTTAGGAAATGGCACAAGTCGTAGACCTATAGAACCTGAAACTCTAAAACACTATGGCAAAGTATATGCTTGCAATGCTATATACAGAACTTTTGATCCTGATTATCTAGTAGCAGTTGACACTAAAATGATTTTAGAATTACACAAAGCAGGCTACCAAAAGAAAAATCCAAATGTTTGGACAAATCCAAATAAGTCATTAATGAAATACAAAGGTTTTAACTTTTTTAGTCCTAGTAAAGGATGGAGCAGCGGACCTACTGCGTTATGGCTTGCCAGTCAGCACGGCTACGATAAAATTTACATATTGGGCTTTGATTATAGAGGACTAGAAGACGGACAAAAATTTAATAACGTTTATGCAGACACTCCTAACTATAAAAAATCATCAGATAGTGCAACATTTTTTGGTAACTGGATGCGACAAACGCTTACTACAATAAAAGAACATAAGCATATAGAGTATTTTAGAGTAATAGCACCAGATAATTACAGACCACAAGAACTAAATAAACTTGACAATGTACAAACTATATTAGTCGAAGATTTTAATAAAATATTTAAAAATCCTCAAATCTAGGCCAAAAACTCTCATTTTGGCCCCATAATTCTATATATTCAACTTTTTTTACTAAATAATAGTGACAGCCTTACCATAGGTCCAATTACAGGAGATTAAAATGACTAATAAGTTTGAACAAATGCTCGAGCGACTCATAAACGAGGATCGCGAAGGAGCAGAAGAATTATTCCACGAGATTGTTGTAGAAAGATCTAGAGAAATCTACGAAGGTCTATTAGAAAGCGATCTTGAAATTGATGAAACAGAAGACGAAGAAGTTGACGAAGCAACTGACGAAGAAGTTGATGAGTCAGACGAAGAAGTTGATGAATCCAAAGACGAAGACGACGATGACGAAGAGATGGACGAAGGTTTTGATCTCGACGAGTTCGAAGTTGAAGCAGATGACGACATGGGCGGAGATCCAGCAGACGATATGATGGCTGATCTAGGCATGGACGGCGAAGAAGGCGAAGAAGGCGAAGAAGGCGACGAAGAACTTGAAGATCGAGTAGTTGACCTTGAAGACGCTTTAGACGACCTTAAAGCAGAATTTGAAAAAATGATGGCTGGTGACGAAGGCGACGACGACATGGACATGGACATGGACGACGGCGAAGAAGAACCAGAAGAAGAAGCATTCCAGTTTGAATCAGAAGACGAAGAAGTCGACGAAGCAGCAGACGAAGAAGTAGACGAGTCAGACGAAGAAGTTGAAGAGTCAGACGAAGAAGTTGAAGAGTCTAAGTCAAACAAAAGTGCTGCTGAACAGATGCGCGAATATGTAGAAAAAGTTGCAGGTGGCGAACTAGGTTCTAAAATCGGCGGCGATGACGGCGCAAACAAAAAATCACCAGTAGCAAGTAAAAACGACATGGGCGGAACTGCTTCTAACATTGCACAAGGCAAAGACAATGAAGCAGGCGATCACGCTGGTTTAGGTGATATAAATGCTAAAGAAGATTCAGCAGGTAACGTGAATGTACCCGGCGGCAAAGCAGGTAAGTCAATGAAAGCAGAGCCAAAAGGTCATGGTGCAGAGAAGAAAGGTGCTGCACCAGAAAAAGCAGGTGCAGAAAGCCCAATTAACGGCGTAAGCACTCGCGCAAAATAAGGAAGCCTGAATGAGAAACTTACGAGAGCATTTGACATTCGACCAAGCAGGCATTGTAATAGAGTCGTCAGATAACGAAAACGGCGGCAAAGACCTTTATATGAAAGGTGTTTGCATCCAAGGCGGTGTACGCAATGCTAATCAGCGAGTGTATCCTGTAAATGAAATTGGCAGGGCTGTCAAAACTCTCAACGATCAAATCAGCGGAGGTTATAGTGTTCTCGGCGAAGTTGATCATCCAGAGGGACTTAATATAAACTTAGACAGAGTAAGCCACATGATTACTGATGTATGGATGGATGGCCCAAATGGATATGGCAAGTTAAAAGTTTTACCTACCCCTATGGGACAACTAGTAAAAACAATGCTTGAAAGCGGAGTTAAACTAGGTGTTTCATCTAGGGGTTCTGGTAATGTTAGTGAAGACGGCAACGGAGAAGTAAGTGATTTTGAAATTATTACTGTTGATGTTGTTGCTCAGCCAAGTGCTCCAGGTGCATACCCTACGCCAGTTTACGAGCACATTATGAACGCCCGCGGAGGGTATAAGGCATACGAATTAGCACAGGCAACCAAACATGACGAAAAGGCACAAAAGTATCTTAAGGAATCACTGGTTAATATAATCAGTAAACTCCGATAACGAAGGAGAAAAATATGTTAGATGCACTAAAAACACTTTTTGAGAACGATGTTGTTTCTGAAGAAGTACGTGCGGATATTGAAGAGGCTTGGAATGCAAAAATCAAAGAGAACAAGCAGCAGGTTACTGCTGAACTCCGCGAAGAATTTGCACAGAAATACGAGCATGATAAGCAAACAATGGTTGAAGCCATTGATACTATGCTCTCCGAAAGACTTCAAGCAGAAATTGCTGAGTTTGCAGAAGACCGCAAGCAACTAGCCGAAGCAAAAGCAAAATATGCAATGAAGATGCGTGAAAACGCAGAAATCATGAAAGGTTTTGTTATGGATCAGTTAGGAAAGGAAATTTCTGAACTACACGAAGACCAAAAAGAAATGGCAACTAAGTTTGCTACTCTTGAAGAATTTGTAGTAGAAGCACTTGCTAAAGAAATAAGTGAGTTTTATGAAGACAAGAAGGATCTTGCTGAAACCAAAGTACGTTTAGTACGCGAAGGTAAAGAACATCTTTCTAAAGTACAGAATCAATTTATTGAGAAAAGTGCTGCTCTAGTATCAGAAACAGTTGATAAAACTCTTAACAGAGAAATTCATCAATTGCACGAAGATATTGAAGAAGCACGTAGGAATGACTTTGGACGTAAGTTATTTGAAGCATTTGCATCTGAGTATGCAAACAGTTATCTTAACGAAAAGTCAGAAACTGCAAAACTTTTACAAGTTGTACAGTCTAAAGACAAGCAACTTGCTGAAGCAAAAGCGTTTGCTGCTAAAGCAAAACAACTTGCTGAATCACAAGCACACGAAAACAAGCGTATTGTTGAGACAGCACAAAGACAAGAAATTATCAATGATCTTATTGCACCACTGAATAAGAGTCAAAGAGAAATTATGGTAGACTTACTGGAATCAGTCCAAACTGCGAAATTAAGTACACAGTTTGACAAGTATTTACCGGCCGTTATCGACGGTAAAACTCCAGCCAAGCGAAAGGCACTGACAGAAGGCACAGAAATTACAGGCAACAGAGAAAACAATAACAGTAGTAAGAAGGCAGACGACTCAAACGTGATAGAAATTCGTCGTCTGGCTGGATTAAATTAAGGAGATAATGATGTCAGAACTACTAGAAAGCCGCTGGTCGGAGACTAAAGGAGCACTTCTTGAAGGCCTAGAAGGTAACAAGAAGTCTGTAATGGCTGCTACTTTAGAAAATACACGCAAGTATTTGTCAGAAAGTGCAACTGCAGGCTCCACATCCGCCGGTAATGTCGCAACTCTTAACAGAGTTATTTTACCAGTTATCAGACGTGTAATGCCAACAGTTATTGCTAACGAATTAGTTGGTGTTCAGCCTATGACTGGACCAGTGGGTCAGATCCACACATTAAGAGTACGTTATGCTGAAACCAACAATGCAGATGGTACAGCAAATGACGTAACAGCAGGTGATGAAGCACTATCACCATTCAAGATTGCTACTGCTTACTCCGGTGACGGAACAGCAGGAAAAGCAAATGCTACAGCCGCTATGGAAGGTACAGCAGGTCGTAAGTTAAGCATTCAGATCTTGAAGCAAACCGTTGAAGCCAAGACTCGTAAGTTAAGTGCTCGCTGGACTTTTGAAGCAGCACAAGACGCACAGTCACAGCACGGCATCGACGTTGAAGCAGAGATTATGGCTGCACTAGCACAAGAAATCACTGCTGAAATAGATCAAGAAGTATTAGCAAGCCTACGTAACCTTTCTGGTTCATATGAAACATATGATCAGTCTGCTGTTTCTGGTACTGCTACATTTGTTGGTGACGAGCATGCTGCATTAGCAGTTCAAATCAACAGAGTTGCAAACTTGATTGCACAGCGCACACGTAGAGGTGCTGGTAACTGGGCAGTTGTTTCGCCATTCGCGTTAACAATTCTTCAGTCTGCTACAACTTCAGCGTTTGCACGTACAACAGAAGGCACATTTGAAGCCCCAACTAACACTAAGATGGTTGGTACATTAAACAACGCAATGCGTGTTTATGTTGATTCTTATGCTTCAGATAGCACTGGTGTACTAGTTGGTTACAAAGGTTCAAGCGAATCAGACGCAGCAGCGTTCTACTGCCCATACATTCCATTAATGAGCAGCGGCGTTGTACTAGATCCGTCAACATTCGAGCCAGTTGTATCGTTTATGACACGTTATGGCTATGTTGAACTTTCTAACACAGCATCATCTCTAGGTAACGCAGGTGACTACCTCGGTACTGTTGATATTACATCAGCAGCGGTAAGTTTCTCTTAATAGTTACATTAGAGAGCAGTATTAAAATAGGACCTTCGGGTCCTATTTTTTTATCTGTAGATTTTGATAAATACTTTTGTCTAATAGTGTGTCGCAAGGCGGACTTATGCGGACCCACCGCGTAGACCTAGAACGTCAATTATAAGGAGAAAACAATGGGACGTCCAATTAATAAAAGAAAAATCGGCCAAGGTTCTGGTCGTATTATGTGCACCAGATATTTTTTTACAGGTGCATCAGAAGTAAATGGTGCAACAACACCAGCGTGGATTGTATCACAGCGTTCAACACGTAAATTTAAAGTTACAGATGGTTCTACAACTGAAATTCTTACACTTGTTAACCAAAGTTCAGGTGACTTATCAGAAGGCGAATTTGCAATTGATGCTGTCTTAGATGATTCTACAGTTGTACAAGTTACAAAACTGCATAATCGCACTATCCAATACGAGTACGGTAGCGAAGATACAGATGATTCTGTAGCAGTCAATAAAATTAAGTACAACATTGGTCCTGCAGACGACGACGGAGTTTCAGATACTGCTACTGTTGATGATCAACCATAAGGACCAGTAAATGTCTAAACAATTATCTGTACCATATGGCAACTACACTATTGCTGTGCAAGACGGAGGAACTATCCGTCTTGACACAGGTGTAGAATCTGGCCGGGTAGAAATAACCGGCGATTTGTGGGTACAAGGAACTACAACTACTATTGATACAGTAGAAATGACTGTGGAAGATAATATTATCGAACTCAGTTATGGGCATAGTAACGATGGATTACCTACATTTGCCGATGGCGGCCAAACTTCTGGTATACGTATTAACAGAGGTTCAAGATCCGATGCATTGTTTGTATTTGACGAAAATGTATCTTGGGATGATACTGGCCCAGGTACAGGAGTGTCGTCAGGCGCTTTTAATTTTAAAAATGCAAGTGGCGACCCTTTAGGTTTACAGACTAATTTTATTACTACACAAGGTGGAGGAAATCTTTATTTGATTTCTAAAGGGGGCAGTGGCGTAGTTAGTGTTGAAGGTACTACAAACTATGAAGAAAACGTATTTGTTTACACCGCCCCTAACACTATTGATATCACAGGCGGCCCGGATGGCATTGGTGTGCTAGATGCAGACTACATTCCTAATGCGCAAGGTCTTGCAGATTATATGTCATCTTATTTTGCAACTGTGTTCCAGGATAGAATTGAAGAAAACGATACTTATGTAGAAGTTTTAGATTTTGATACAACAGGAAATCAAAGTTATGTTGATTTTGGCGTAGACAATACTAGTGTTGCAAGATTTTACAACAATAGGCTAGAACTAAATGGCATACGGATAGATGATAATAAAATATCTACATATGACTCTAATGTTGATTTAGTTTTAAGTGCGCCAGGCACAGGCTCTATTAGAATAGATGATACATTGCACATTAATACTACTCCTGGCATCGATGATATTACAATAAATCCAAGTGTACCATCGGATGGGTTAAAATTATATGTAAAAGCCGAAGATACTGGTAACACAGGTCTGTATTTTGTAAATAGTTCTAACACTAGAGACGAACTTATTAGTAATAATAGATCCTTAGTGTATAGTATGTTATTTTAAAGGAACAACATGGCAATAACAAGCGCAGTTATTACAGACGACAGCAGCCCAACTACATTACTAACAGTTGATGCTGGAAAAAATTATGCTGTTACAACAGTTATAGTCTGTAACACATATATTCCTAATCCTTCTGATATTGAAGAAGGCAAGGCATATTTTGACATGTATTTAATTCCTAGCGGCACAGCAGATGTAGTAGCGTCGGAAGCACAAGTTATTAAAGATCTATATCTAAGAGCAGGAGAAACTTTTACTTTTGACTCTGAGAAACTAGTTTTAAGTGCAGGAGATAAAATAGTATTTGTTAGTTATTCACTACCTAGTGGAGGTAGTTTAAGTGCAACAGCAAGTTGGTTGGAAGTGTAAAATGGCAATAGCAAACGTAGCAATAGCAAACACAGACACTGTATTATTAGAAGTTCCTGCAGGAGTTAGATATGCAGTTACTAACATTTTAATATGCAATACAGCAGATTATAACGAATTGCACGAAGAAGCAGGTATAACTAATTTTGATATGCACTTAGTAGAAAACGGTCAACCTAAATCAACTACTAATAAAATAGTTAATGCTCAAATAATGCCACCTGGAGAAACTTTTACATTTGACAGCGAGCGAATTATATTAGAAGAAGGCGATTCTATAATATTAATGGGCGAATCTCCTACAAATCTTGTAGCAACTGTGAGTTATATGGAAGTTTAAAATGCGATTAATAAAACGTCAAACAACAAATTTACGCAGTATACAAGGTCCAGGAATGTCGTATGATATTAATGATCAAGTTATTTTAGACTCTAAAACTGGATTGTTAGTACCAAAAGGCGAAACTGCTGATAGACCTTTTTATCCTGAAAATGGATACATAAGATACAACTCTACAGCAAACGAATTTGAAGGATATCAAAACGGACAATGGCGAAAGTTTAGATACAAAGAGCCAAGAGCAATCGTAAAACAAACACTAGGCCCAGGTGACGGATCTACATTAATTTTTGGAGCACTAGACAACGGAGATACAGATTATCCTGCTCCTGAAAGCGATGATGCTATTTTTGTATTTGTAGAAAACGTGTTTCAAATATCAAATACAAACTACACTTTAGTTCAAAACCCACCTACCTATTCCGCAGGCTGGTATATAAGTTTTGCTTCAGCACCTCCAGAAGGAAAACTTATAACAGTGCTACACAACTTCGACAAGTAAAACCAATAAATACTGTATAAGGGATACAGTATGGCAAAGCAACTTGGTAGAATATCAGGCCCGTTACTTCAAGAAAACTTATTACGTAACGGATCTAATTTAGAATTCAGCAACGATAGAACAGTTCCAAATTCAACTGTTCTGTTTCTAGATGTCAATAACAATAGAATTGGAATAAATTCTCGAACTCCTCCCCTTGGAAAGGATCTATACGTTGACGGCACTGTACAAACAAATAATATTATATCTACCAGCGATGCGACTATAGCAGATTTTGATATTAGTAATGGACAAATACAAAATTTTGCAACGTCGGATATTAATATAACTTCTGCAAATTCAATAAATCTTCCTGCTTTAAAAACAGCAAATATTTTTATTAACGATAATAATATAGAAACATATACTGCTAACACAGATCTAACAATAGAAGCATTTGCAGGCGAAAAAGTTATCTTTGAAACTGATACTGTAATAGACAACGATCTTTTAATTAACGGTACTACTTTTTTACAAGATTTAAATGCAACTAATATCTTGTTTAATAATATAACAGTAAACGACAACATTACAGTAAATAGAGATGTCCAGTTTGAAAATATAAAAATTTCTCAAAATATAATTTCTACAACTGAGTCTAATAGCAATATAGATCTAAGTCCTGCTGGAACAGGAACTGTAGAAATTTATGCTAACACAAACGTGGACGGCAATGTTCATGCAACTGGAAATATTACCTTTACTGCTAACACTATACTAGGTGACCAAGACACTGATTCTATCGTAATAAATGCTGATGTAACGTCGAACATTGTACCAACATCATCGGGTGTGTATAATTTAGGTTCAGAACTGCAACAATGGTCAGAAGTAAAATCACTTTTACTAAATGGTTTAGATATAAACTCTGCTGCTGTGGCTGTTGGCGGAGTTGATATAGGTGACTCACAAGGAAACGTTTTTTATGTTGCAGTAAACGGAAATAACGCAAATAGAGGAGACCATCAACAAGGACCATGGGCATCTTTAAAATATGCACTCGAACAAGCAGATGCTAGTATTGCCGGGCCAGTAACAATATATCTATATCCTGGAGAATACGAGGAAGAACTACCAATGTATGTTCCGCCTAACGTGACAGTAAAAGGATTAGATTTAAGGAATTGTATAATAAAACCTGACTCTAGTAGTCAAAGCGAAGATGTGTTTTTGTTAGACGGTGAAAGCACAATTGAAGATTTAACAATTAAAGATTTTTACTATGATAATGTTAACGATAAAGGTTATGCTTTTAGATTTGCAGAAGTATCTAGCACTAAAACGGTAGTAACTAGACGCTCTCCATATATTCGAAACGTAACTGTTATAACACAAGGTAGTGTTACAAGTGCAAACGATCCTAGAGGTTTTGACGCAGGCGATGCCGGGCGAGGTGCGTTAATTGACGGTCAATATGTAGATAGTTCTAGTAATGATGCAAGTATGTTATTTCATAGTTGCACATTTATTACACCTAATGCAGTAGCAATTACTATGCGTAACGGTGTAAGAGTAGAATGGTTAAACTGTTTTACTTATTTTGCTGATATTGGATTGTACGCAATTAACGGAGCACTAGGACGACTAACAAGTGACGGAAGCACTGTTAGAAAAGGCGCAGAAATAAGAAGTATCGGCTCTGCTAGTGTGTACGGAAACTACGGTGCAATCGCAGACGGTGACGAAACATTAATGTATTTGATAGGACATAATTTTGCATATATCGGAACTGGCAAAGATGTTTCTAATGATACAACTCTAGTAATAGACGAAAATCAAACTGTAGAAAGAAACAACGGTAGGATCTATTATACTAAAACTGATGAACGAGGAAACTATGATGTAGGTGATTCATTCTTTGTTGATTTTGATACTGGAACTACAAGTTTAACAGGAGCCGGCGTTGATCTAGTAGGACTCTCCAGCATAACAATTGATACAGCAGGAAGCCAAACATTTATTGATGCAACAAAAATTGAAACTGGGAACATACGAATTAGTGGTAACACAATACAGAGTTTGTCTGGACCTATAATTTGGGAAAGTGCTTCGGGCGAAATAAATGTTACAGGAGACATAATTGCTAGTGAAAATATAGATATTACAGGTAATTTGTCAACACAAGGATTAACTACAATAGGTAATCAAGTTACAGATACAGTTGAATTTGATGCAGAAGTAACAAGTAGCATTATTCCAAATGTACCAGATACATACAATCTTGGAACATCTAATAAAAGATGGAATTATACTTGGTTATCACAAATAGACACTGATCAAATTACTATTAACGACAATGTTATAAAAACCAATGACAGCAATGTAAATCTTGAGTTATTAGCAAACGGTTCTGGGAGTATTAATCCTAACAATCTTCATGCCAATAACAATTTTACTGTTAACAATTTAACAAGTTTAAGCAATGTGGACTTTTTTATTCTTTCGCACACTGGAAACCTTACACATACAGGCAATTTTTCTCAAACAGGAAATACAAATATAATTGGTGACTTGAATACTAGTACTGTTGTTGATTTTGAAAACATCAAGATACAAGGGAACGTTATTACTACAACAGTATCTAATGCAGATTTAGAATTAAGAGCAAACAGTACAGGCGATATATTTGTACCGACTGCTAATGTGGAAATATTAAACAACGCCTCTGTAAACACATTAGGACAAATGCAAGACGTATTTGTTACTAATACAACAGAGTTTACAACAGCAACTATTTCTAATAATACACAGATATCAAATAATACTATAACAACAACAGAAAGCAATAGCGACTTAGAATTGCGAGCAACTGGAGATGTTTATATTCCGTCAAATAATGTAGAGGCTAATAATAATTTATCTGTTAATTCTATGTCTACGTTTAGTGATACTAATATTTCTAATAATTTTGATATTCAAGGAACCTATAATATAGTAGGAAATATTTCACAGTCTGGCAAAACTGTAGTAACTGGAGATCTAAATGTAGGTAATACTGTTAACATAGAAGATATTGAAATTAATCAAAACTATATATCTACAACTGAAAGTAACACAGACTTAGAATTTAGAGCAAGCGGTTCTGGAAATATTAGATTTACAGATGATACTGATATAACTAATAATCTACAAGTAAATGTCTCGGTTACAGCAGCAAACATAGATATTGCTACATCACTAGATTTAAATCAATTAATTACTCCTAGCAATATTAAAATTGATGATAATTTTATTACAACAACAGTTTCAAATGCTGATTTAGAATTACGTGCTAACGGCTCCGGCAGCATTGCTATGCAAGATTTATATTTTAGAGATAATATTTTAAGAACATTGTCTAGTGATATAGTTTTGTCTACACAAACTTCTAATTTAGATATAAACTCTAATAAAGCATTGATATTACCTGTAGGAACAACAGCAGAACGTACTTCGCAAACAGGAGACATTAGATTTAATACTTCTTTTGGTATATACGAAGGATTCGCAACTTCAAATGTAGTGTTTAATGGTGTATATTCTGACAACTTTTTAACAAGAGTCCGTGTAGCAGATACTGATAATATTCTAAGATTTGATATTGCAGGTGTCGAGCAAGCAACAATAACTGATAGTACTAATCTGTCTGCGCTTCAAGTTGATGACATTAATATCAATAGCAATCAGATTGTTACAAATGTATCTAATTCAAATGTTGATTTATCTGCTAATGGCACAGGCAATTTAGTGCTCGATGATATAACAATAAAAGGTAATACTTTTACAAATACGCAATCAGGTGGTACAATCCTTGCAACCTCAGGCTTTGGATCAGTTGTTATAGCAGGAACAGAAGCAGTTGAATTAACAGCAGGAGACACTGCAAGCAGAAGATCTAACCCAGAAGTAGGTGAATTTAGATACAACACAGACGACGGAATTGCTGAAGTTTATACTGGAACTGAGTGGGTTGCAGCCACTGGACCTGTTGGTGAGACTGTTTCTGCAGAAACTATGGGTTACATTATCGACGAATGGAGCCTTATACTAGGCTAACTCCACATTATAATCTAATTACGATAAATACTATTAATGCTAAGTGCGACCTCACCTAGCAGGACAGACTGTGGTCAACCCGCAACGTAAGGTGGTTGGAGGGACAGGATCCCCGTATTGAGGAGAAGAGATGGCAGCGCTCGGTCGAATAAGCGGTCCGCTCTTAAAGGCTAACCTCGAACGCTTGGGCGTCGATTTGGCTTTTGAGACAGATTTATTATATCTAAATGTTACAGATAGCCGAATTGGTATTAATACTAACAACCCTCAGTACGATCTCGATGTAAACGGAACTACTAGAACAACTAATCTTGAAGTTACTGATATTGCTAATATAGCAGATATAACAATCAGTGGCAACACAATAGAAACTACTAATTCAGTTTTAAATCTTGGAACTGCAAATACTGTTGTCTATCAAACCAAATTAAACGTTGACGACATTGAAATTAACGGCGCATCTATTACAACTACAGCGTCAAACGCAGATTTGCGATTGTCAGCAAATGGCTCTGGCATAATTCACCTACCAACAAACAATGTACAGTTTGATCAAGATCTTACCGTAAACGGCACTACTACTTTAAACAATGTAGAATCTACAGGGAATCTTAGTGTAAGTCAAAATGCCACAGTGTCTCAAGATTTAACAGTTGGCAGATCTGCACAGTTTGAAAATATTAAAATTGATCAAAATATTATCTCAACAACAGATAGTAATTCTAATTTAGAAATTAAACCAAACGGAACCGGCACAGTTGAAATTATTGCTGATACAAATGTTTATGGCAACATTCATGCTACTGGAAATGTAACAGCAGATGGCGACATAACAATAGGTGATGCTAATACTGACAGTGTTACTTTTAATGCAGAAATTGCTTCAGACATTGTTCCTGATCAAGACAATACTTATACAATAGGTTTAGATAGCAAACGCTGGGCAAATATATGGGTAAACAACTTTGTTGCAAGCGATATTGATACAGACGCTCTTGTAGTTGACGGTGTCGATTTAGCATTGCGCCAAGGCAACATATTTTACGTTGCAGAAAACGGAAATGATCTTAACACAGGAACGCATCAAAATGATCCTAAGGCAAGCATAGAAGCAGCATTGTCTATTGCAAACGACGGCGATACTGTTTATGTGTATCCTGGAGTGTATACTGAATCTTTTCCGTTAACAATCAAAAAAGGTGTTACACTAAGAGGCTTTGGCATACGTTCTGTAGAAGTAAAACCAACTACGGCTACAAGGTATAATGATGCTATTTTGTTAAATGGCGAAAGCACTATTGAAGATTTAACAATTAGTGATTTTTACAGTGGCGGAAACTTTTTTGCTGTAACAGAAATTGTTGACACAACAAATATAAAATTTAATGTAGGTACAGCGCCATTTGCACACACTTATGTAAGTGGAGGCGAAATTGTATCCGACGACAGCACAATAGCAAACGTATCAAATGCTGTTTACGATCATACTACTGGTGTGCTTACAGTTACAACAGATGTACCACACGACACATACTTAGGTGCAAATTTATTCCTTAAGAATTTAACATTCAGTTGCAATGGTGGAACTAGAATATTTCCAGACAACGGATATGCTTTCCGTTTTGCTACTGACTTTGAAGTTACAACACGTTCACCCTATATTAGAAACGTCACAGTTCTTACACAAGGTACCGGAGCAGGCGGTTCTGATCCTAGAGGTTTTAATTCAGGAGACGCAGGTAAAGGTGCTTACATAGATGGTGCGTATGCTACAGCAGCATCAAGAGAAGCAAGTATGCTTTTCCACTCTGCAACATTTATTTGCCCAGGAGTAGATGCGATTACAGCAACCAACGGTGCTAGAATTGAATGGTTAAATTCGTTCACATATTTTGCTAACAAAAGTTTTAACGCATACGACAGTAACGATGGATTACGAGGAGCAGGTAGAACAGCAATTAAAGTAAGCGGCGGCACTGGCTCTTATAGTGCCGGAGAACAATTTACATATGTAGCAGACGATGGCTCGACTATACTTGCACAAGGAACTATTGACGAAATTGTTAATGATAAAATTTATCTTACAGGTAACGTTGGCGGACTAGTAACTGCCGATTCTCGTCCAGGGAAAACTTTAGTTGCTAATGCAAATGCTCAGTTAGATACTGCTCAAAAGAAATTTGGATCTAGCAGTTTATTGCTAGACGGTACTGGAGACTATGCTAGTGTTACTGCACAAGACGACTTTGGGTTTGGAGTAAGCAGTTTTTCTATAGAAACATTTGTATATCCAAACGGAGCAGGATCATTAACATCAACTAAGTCTATAGTAGATTTTAGAGCAGGCGCTGCATCAGACAACGGACTGTATATGTACAGCGACGGCGGCGCAATAAAAGTTTTATTAAACGGATCTGTTATACTTACAGCGTCTACACTAATAACAATAAACAACTGGCATCACATTGCACTTACCCGCACTGGTACAACTATGCGTTTGTACGTCAATGGCGTCTTAGAAGATAGTGCTACAGTTGCAACAGATCTAGGAACAACAAAACCACTAGCAATTGGTAGTAACTATGACGGCACAACAGATTACTGGAACGGTTGGTTTGATGAACTTAGAGTAAGCACTATATCAAGATATAATTCTCCAACCCTAGTTGTACCGGCATCAGAATTTGTAAGTGACACTGATACTGTATTACTATTGCACTTTAACGGTGACGATGCAGCAACAACTTTTACTGACGACAGTCTTACAGCACAAGATTTGCAGTTTAGCGGAGGCGCTAGTGCAGATTATATAGATTTTGTTGACTATACAGATTTTGGTGCAGAAGTAAGAGCAATTGCATCTGCTGCTGTCTATGGAAATTACGGGATTGTAGGAGATGGCCCAGGCGTTATTATGTACTTAATATCGCAAAACTTGGCATATATCGGCACAGGTTTAAATGTAGACAATGATCCTGATCTAGTAATACAGGCTAACGAAATTGTAGAACTTAACGATGCTAAAATTAGATACAGTTCAGTTGACCATAAAGGTGATTTTAGAGTAGGCGATTTATTTTACGTTAATCAAGAAACTGGTGTTGTTGAATTTACTTCAGCAGCATTTAATGTAGAAACTACAACTGGTTTAACTTTTACAAGCGGAAGTGACGTAACATTTATAGACGGAACTACAGTTGATACTGGTAATATATCAATACACGATAACACTGTTGAAACAACAACAGGTGACCTCAATATTACCAGCGCAACAGGAAATATAAATTTTGGTGATAACTTAAACGTAACAGGAAATGTTGATGTAACAGGTAATGTGTCCATCGGCGGCAACATTACTATAGGTGATGCAAATACAGACGATCTAAATATTGTTGCTGAAGTAGTATCAGATATTGTACCTGATCAAAATTCAACGTATAACTTAGGCACAGCAACTAAAAGATGGAACAGATTATTTGCAAGCAATGTACAAGTAGACGACATTGAAATAAATGACAATTATATTACTACTACAGTATCTAATGCAGACTTAGAGTTACGTGCTAATGGTACTGGTGAAATTTTAGTACCTTCTAATAATGTTCAAATTGACAATGACTTAACTGTAGACGGAACAACAACTTTAGCAAACACTGTAATAAATGGTGCAGTTTCAGTTACAGGACCAATAACACAAACTGGAAATTACAGTGTTACTGGAGATGTTAGTGTATCAGGAACTTTGACAGTTTCTGGACAAAGTCAATTTGAAAACATACTTATAAACGACAATTATATTACAACTACTCAAAGTAATTCAGATCTTGAGTTACGTGCTAATGGCACTGGAGATATATTAATACCAGATAACAATTTAGTAGTTAACAATAATTTAACTGTTTACGGTACTTCCTTTATAGAAGATTTAAACGTTACTAACACTGTTACCGCTAACAACTTTACAACCGGTGACATCAATATCGATGATAATTTTATTACAACAACACAAGCAGATTCAGATTTAACACTTACTGCAAACGGAACTGGTCGCATTTATGTTCCTAGTAATGATGTTGTTATAGATAACAATCTAACAGTAAACGGAACTACAAATTTATCTAACACTAATATTAGTGGTGCACTTATACATGTAGGCAATTTTACTCAGACAGGTAATATTACTGTTACAGGAAATTACAATATATCTCAAACATTTACAGTAAGCGGTGAAGCACAGTTTGAAAATATATTAATAAACGATAATTTCATTACAACTACAGATAGTAACTCCGACTTAGAACTACGTGCTAATGGAACTGGAAATATTGTTATTCCGAATAATAATGTTATTTTCGATAACAATGTTACTATAAGCGGAACTGCAACTATACAAGATTTAAACAGCACCGGAACTATTACTGCAAACAGTTTTAGCACTGGTGATATTTTAATTGATGATAACTTTATTACAACTACGTTAAGCAATAGTGATTTAGAATTACGTGCTAATGGCACTGGCAGTATAGTTACAGATAATTTTAGTTTTAAAGACAATGTTATGTCTACAGACACAGACATGATATTAAATCCAAGTACGGGTGTTGTAGAGATTGATTCTACAGCAAGTCTTATTGTTCCTAAAGGCACGGAATTAGAAAGACCAGCAGTACCCGAAACTGGCATGATTAGATATAATACAGACAACGACTATTTTGAAGGATGGAATGGTTCTTACTGGGTACGCATGAGTCAAGGTGTTATCGATGTTGACGGTGATACAAAAATTACAGCCGAGTTAACAGAAGGTGCAAATGATAACACAATAAGATTTTATACACAAGGTAACCTAGTTGCAGACTTAAATGCATCAAGATTTAGAACAGACAAGTTAATCATTGATGATATTCAAATAGACGGTAATGTGATAAGTACTATTACAAATAATACTGATTTAGAAATAACTGCAAACGGAACTGGTACCGTAAATTTTGAAAACTTTTCTTTTAAAAATAGCACAATAACAAATACAGTTAATAACGAAGATACAGTTTTTGAAAATTCTACAAATGGTTATGTAAAGATTGACGGTACAAATGGATTTGTGTTACCTGTTGGTGATGCTACAAATAGACCGCCTACCTTATATTCAACAGTAGGTATGATGCGCTATAACACTGCTGACCAAAGAGTTGAAGTTTATGACGGTATTACTTGGACTAGTGTAGCAGGTGCAAGTTCAGGTATAAGTGCAGGTGATGCAGAAAATATTGCAGTAGAAAGAGTGTTAATGTTAGGATAAAATAATGGCGACTTTTTTCAAAAACAAAGTTATAAAAGATGTAGGTCCAAAGCCTATTTCAGTACTAGAGACCAGTGCTAGTATTCGTGCAACTGTTATAGGATTAAGTTTTGCTAATCTAACAGATGCTTTTGTATACATTAGTGTATATGTAAAAGACGATACAAGTGTAACAGGATTTTATTTAAAAGATATTTTAGTTCCAGCAAATACAACATTAAAAGCCTTAAACGGTGGCGAAAAATTAATTATTGCTCCCAGCAACGAACTATTAGTTTCTAGTTCAGCACAGGACAGTATTGATGTTGTATTAAGTTACGTTGAGATAACATAAAGGTAAGATTATGAGTTCATTTTATTTAGGTAATAATCCACAAGACGTACTAGACGGTATAATTAAAAGATACCTGTATGGTCTTAGAAGAAATTCAGACGGTGAATTATTTTTAGTGAAAATTGATCAGTTGCAAGGCGGTGATGACCAAGTTGCTACAATAAACGAAGTAGGTGTACGTGCAGAAAACTTACCTGATTTTGAAGAAGGGATTGACTTTTTAGAAGGAATTGATGAAGATCATGAAATTGTTTATGATAATCTTAGGTATCAACAATTACGTTGGGATGGTAGAAGTTTAACATATTATATTGACCCTGTAGACGGACAGTTTATACAAAGATTATCAGAAGGATATACATATCCTGAAAACATTAGTTCCCCTGCGTATGGCGACGGCAATGACAGTCAAGTAATTACAACGGTGTAAAGGATAAACAAAAATGGCAGAATTTAAGTTAGATAGATTTAAATACAGATGGAGAAACACCTGGGCACCCGGTGTAGAATATCTTCGTGATGATATTGTAAGACTTAACGGTAAAAGTTGGGTTTGCTTGATCGCACATACCTCTAACACAGACTTTGGCGCAGATGTTAACGCAATACTGCCTGGAAGTAATCCTCCAGTTCCGCAGCCTAAATGGTCAGTGATGACAGACGGTAAAGCATTTGTAGGATCCTGGACCGGAGGACAGTCGTATTATAGAGGAGACATTGCGTTAAATGGCGGAACATTATATCTTTGTACGTTAACACACGTTGCTGACTCTTTTGAAAATCAACTAGACAATTGGACTATATTTGCTGATCATATTGCATTTAAGCAAGACTGGGAGGCTGACACTGCATACGCAAAAGGAGCCATAGTAAAGTATAACGGCATAGTTTATCGTTGTATAACACCTCATTTAGCAGGCAGTTTATTAGAAGATAACATTAACGATTGGGAATTCTTTCACAACGGAATAGAGTTTGTTGGAGCCTGGACTCCAGACACAAGTTTTAGAAAAAATGATCTAGTAAGATTCGGCGGCAGTATTTTTAGAACTAAAGTTTCTCACACTAGTCTGTCAGCATTCGAAGAAGCAAAATTTGATATGGAATTGCCAGGCTTTAACTTTGAGAGCAACTGGAATGAAACAACAGAATATCAAATAGGTGACGTTGTAAGATACAGAGGCACATTGTGGTATGCTGTTAGTAGGAATACAGGATCAGATCCATATTATGGTCCTGGTGACAGTAGTGATCCTTGGCTAGAATTAAGTTATTCTTACGCATTTCAAGGCGAGTGGACTACAGACGGAGTTTATCGTCCAGGAGATATAGTACAACGAGGGGGCAATCTTTACATTGCTCTTGTTGATATTAACGGTTCAGGATATGACGGCAGTACACTTGATCTATTTTCAGATAATAACTTATGGGAATTACTATCCCCGGGAAACAAATGGGAAGCAAACTGGAAGGCAGATACAGAATACGAGTTAAATGATGTTGTATTCTTTTTAGGAACTGCTTATTATTGCACATTCCCACATGTTGCTAGTAATTTAAACTTTCCTGGCGACAACGGAGAAGATGAAAATTATTGGGAAATCTTAATTGAATCAGCAACTCCTGCAGGATTACAAGAACGCGGCGATCTGTTAACGTACAATCTCTCTAGGACAATAACCGGCGACGGCAGCACAGTGGGTGCAACAAGAGTGCCCATAGGTAACACTGCTGAAGTCTTATCAGTAGACTCAGACGAAAACGTTTTTTGGAGAAACTACATCAATGACGCTGAAGTTATATATGTAGCAACAAACGGCATTGATGCTCCAG